CGTATTCAGAAGGGCTAAGAGCTTTAATTGCAGCTTCAGGAAGGTATCTTTCGCCTGTGTCAGAAGAGCGTTTGCCACTTTTGGTTCTCCACTTTTGATCGCCCCAGTTCTTAAGGGATTGCTGCGGCGCTTTCAATCTTTGTACCCCCCGCCAGCAGCCTTGTACTTCTTGGCTACCAACTGGGCTTTTCTTGCTGACCATTGACCTGCGCCAGTACCGTGGGTAGCCGCCGCCTTGACTTGAGACACAATCCGCTTGCGCAAACTGGGTTTTGTGTAATTTCCAGCCGCGTTGACTTTCCCACCCTCTTTGTACTGGGTGAAGTCAGTGTCGTCCCGACGGGCTTTTTTCTTCCCGCCGGGCATTTTTGAAGGGTTGATGTCCCCCATTCCACGGCTGGACATCATCTCAGCACATCTTTCCGCCGGACTTCATTTTGACCATCTTGCCTTTGGTTTTGCCTTTGGAAGCAATACCGTCACGGCTGGGAGCAGCAGTTTTCACTGAACCCATTTTGGCGCTGGTGATGCCACCAGAAGCCATCTTTTTCATTGGCATTTCTTTTTTGCCTTTTGCCATCTCTTTTTTCTTGGCAATCATTTCCATGAAAGGGTTTGCTTTAGCCATATCACCACCTCTTTTAAAAGTTTTGCCTTTGTCGGCGTTTGAAAAATCCTTGCCCACAGACTGTGGAACTCCCACCTTCTTGGCAAACGATGGGTTGTTGGCCACCGCTTCCATGAAATTGTGCTGTTTCTTACTCGTGCTTGGCATACTTAGCCATCAAGTTTTTAACCGTTTCAGTTTCCCAGATGCGGATAATCATCCACACAATGGTCAATACTCCACCAATGAGCGCTACAACAGGAGTCATCCAGCCCATGAACCCGCCAAGTCCAACAACCACAGCAGCGCCATCAGTCATTGTTTTTACGTCGTTGTTCATACCATCCGTCCTTTGGTTTTGCCTTTGACAGCACAGCCATCTGCACGCGCAGAAGCTGAAGAAACTTTGCCGCCTTTGGCGTAGTCATCGCTCATGCGCGGGGTTCTGTCCCCTGAGTCATAGTTTCTACTTCTAGGAGATTTGAAACCCATTTCGCCGGAAAACTCTGAGGCTGTGTCCTCTTTTTCTTTGTAGTCTTTTGCGGAACGGCTACCTGTCACACGCCCATCACCAAGCCAAGGAGTTTTGGTGCTTACTTTGCCAGCACCAGCCCCACTGCCTTCAAGCATTTGGTCATCAGTAGGTTTTTTGCCAATTTTTTTCATGATTACCTCAACACTTCCAAGCCCGCAAGCTTTTGTTAATCCTCGAATTTGGATCCTTGGCGGTTTTTTCGCTTGTCAACTTTTTCTTCATGCCTTCCATACGGGCGCAGAAGGAGTCGCGGCGTTTGCCGCCCTCTGGCTGAGGAGCTTTCAAACCCGGCTTCCCCGGGTTTGCTTTGTTGTAAGAGGCGCGTCCTTTGGCGTTCAAACCACCTTTGGGATTCTTCCCCTCTGCTCGTTGCCATGCTGGGGACTTAGCCATAGACAATCGTCACGCCAGTGATGTTGGTTACATCAACGTAAACGCCTGTAGTAAACAAAATTCCTTCGCCGGGGATTGGCAAAAGAAATGTGTTTGCTGTACCTGCGGGAGTGTCTACCTCAAGCAGCAGCGTTCCTGTTGCGTCAGTTCCGTTATAGAACTTGACCGACCCTGCGCTTGCCCCCGCAAGACCATATACAGCTTTTACACGGGCGCGGTAATTAACCGCCTGTCCGTCTGCCGTCAGTCGCGTTGACTGGACATCAGCTTGCATCGTCATGGATTGCTCCTAATCAGGAATTTGCAAACGGTGTGGCAACAGTACCAGAACCAAGCAAAACACCTGTGACATAGTACTTCAAAGAAGCCAAAACAGTCACGGTAATCCAAGAACCTGCTGCTCCACCAGTGGTAGTGCCGTCCAAGTTAATGACATCGTTTGCTGCTGCGGGAGCATAACCAGTGGCTGCACCAGAAGCATCGGTTGCTACCAATAACAGCGAGCCAACAAATTTGTCTGTGCCATCAGTTTTGATAGCCACGGCAGTTGCGGCGGTTTCTACAAAAAATGTGTAAGTCGTACCAACATTGTTTGCGGTGCTGGGATCTTCACCGGGGCCGCTGGTTGTTGGATTCGCCGAAGCGTTGATGGTTGGCAGGGTAACAATCAAAGTCGCATCGTTGGTGCGAATTACCTTACCTGCGTATGTAGCAACATCAAGCGTAACGGTGTTTGTACCGTTGGCAAGATTAACAACTGTATTTGGGCCTTGGGAATAGAAGCCAGCCATTGAACGGACTGGGCCTTGAAACGTAGTGCGTGCCATGATTTTTTCCTTACATGCAAGTGAGCGCATCTGTCTACATGTCGTCAGCCGGGACTGTCAGATGCACCGGAAAACCCCGGAATGGTTTGAATATACCTCAAAAGAAAAGGGGACGCTAGTCCCCTTTTCTCAAGTCGCTTACGCGCCTGCTGAACCCCACATACCGAGAGGATCAGACCAGCCAAAGCTGTAACGCTCACGAGCTTTGTAACGGACGTTGCCGGTATCAAAGTCGCCGTCCATTGAGTTGGACAAAGGCATACGTTCAAAATGCTTCATGCCGTTTGGAACGTCGGTAATCAAATACCAGCCGTTTGTGTCGGTCAAAAAGTGGTTGACGGTGTAGCCTTCAGGAATTGCACCCATCTGCTTCAACGCGTTGATGTCGTTGTCAGCAGTAGAGACACGCAGTTCAGTGTCAAGCAAACGCTTGGCAACAAACATAAGTGACGGAGGCACAATCATTTTGCGAGGCTTGGCAGCAATCAACAGACCACGCTCATCAGTCCACGCTGCAATTTGAATTACGGCATTTTCCAAAGAGGTTTCGTTTAAGTCCACGCCAGTGGTTGGGCTGTTGTAGTTAACAGAGCCGTTTACCAAGGGATGGCCAACACGAGTGCTGGAGCTGTTGTTACCGAACAAAGTAACGCCATCACCGCCCAAGTATGAACCGTTGAAACCGTTATTGATAACGGAAGCGGCTTTGACTTGCTTGGTATAGGACATGGCACGGGCCAAGGCTTTGGTGTAGCGAGCAGACAAGCTGTCGTACAAATTGTCTTCAATCGCCTCTTCAGTGATTGAGAAACCCAAGGCAATGGTTTCGTGGTTGTAACGTGCTGTGAACGCTTCTTGTGCATTGTCATAAGCGATGGCAGAACCTTCGTTTTTGACGGGAGCAGCACCGAAACCAGCAAGTTTGGTTTCTTCTTCAAAGCTACGCTCAGATTTCTCTGTTTCGTAGATTTCTTTGTGCTCTTCACCATAGCGTGCGTATTCCATACCGAACAAAGCGTTCAGGCCGGGGAGCAACTCTTTAAGTAGTTGTGCGCGTGAAATTGCCATTTTGAGTTACTCCTTACAGGCCAACAGCGTTGGTGAATGTGTGATAGCCGGGGTTAATTTTGACAAGGATGTCGGTGTAAGCGTCGCCTACAACTGAGAAGCCTTGCATATTAACAAACCCAACAACACGGAAAGCTGCGGTAGTAGTCACAGCAGAGGAACCGGCTACGACAGAAGCCGTAGAGTTACCTGTTGATGTGCTGCCTGTTGCCACAGCGCTGGTTGTGAAAAACACGTTTGCGCCCAGTGCAGCTTGTGTAACAGAGCCAGCGGACTGAACTTGGAACACAACACCGGGATCATCCACAACATAGGCGTTAATCACACCAGTTGTACCTGTGGGGTAGTACTGTGCATAAATTACTTGGCCTTGTGCGTTGATGTAAGAACAGCCAACAAACACACCTACGATACCGGTATTAGCGGTGCCAGTAGGAAAGCCATTGGTGGTCGCGTCAGCGCCGGTTGCAGTTGCCACAGCCAAATAGCCAGACGCATTCACATACACGGGTGAGCCGTTGTAAATGTTTGAGGCAGTTCCTGCGGGGTCGATGAGATAAGAACGGGTCGCACCTGCGTATGGTGTGCCGCCCAACTCATTTACGGGTTTTAGACCGTAAGGGGATGCTACTGATGCCATTTAAGGACTCCTTGTTTATTTAGAACCTGAACCAAACCCAGTTCCGCGACTGACTGACGATTTTTTCTCGGCAAACAGCGGCATCATCGGATTGTTGTTTCGCATGAAGTGGTTGTCCACTGATTCCATCTGGTTCTGAGCTTGTGCGTCATAGTAGTCGTCCCGAGAACGTGCTCTTTCGGCGGACATCTTGCAAAGCATGAGGCCACCAATTTCTACGTTTCCTGTCTTTTCACTACCAGTAATCATTAACTCAGGATGGTCTACTGCTTTCACCGGCTCCCAGCCATCGCGAAACTTACGTGACACGTTGGTTGGTTCGTGCTGACCCAAGACATGTGTGGCTACCCAACGGTAGACATATCCGGGTTCAGGTGTCGGATCGGGCAGCGCAGTCGGCGGTACGTATACAGCACGGGCCTGCTTTTCGCGTGACACATTGTCACGAGGGGTACGGTTTTCAGCCATTTTGATTCTCCAGTTTTAAAACTTCAGCGACATATTTTTTCGGGTCAAGGTTGTACTTTTTAATTAACGCAGCTTGCGACGGCGTTAACTGTATCTTCCTTGTTCCAGTCGAACGTGATGCAGGTGCAACCACGGATGAAGGTCGCCTTGGAGTCTCAACCGACCTTGGCTTGTCTTCGTTTCCACCAAAAACTTCAGGGAACTTTGACTTCACGCGAGCATCAATTTGCTCGAAATAATCATCGGAGCGAGGATCAACTCCGTTGTTGACTAGTTTTTGATGCAGCCCTAGTGCAAAGCTGGTAACTTCCTCGAACCCGTCTGTGCCAAACCACTGGTTTTTTGCTTGCCAGCGCAAGGTTTTTTCGTCAGCACGCACCGGTTCGGGTGCTTGTTGTCGCGGTTGTACATCAAAATTTTCTTCTTGTAAAGCAGGTGGACGAAAATTTTGTGCATTTTGCAACTTTATTTTTGCTTCAAACAGCTTTTCCTGCGCCGCAATGATTGCGTCCGTGTCAAACGCCTCTTGTGCGGCCTTGTACTCTTGCCGAGCTTTGTCCAACTCCGCCTCGGCAGCGGTCTTGGCCATTGTGGTGTACTGCTCTGTACCAGTGCTGACGTACTGTTTGAGTTTTTTGTTTTCCTCAACATAGTGCTGTGCAAGACGCTCAAGTTCTTGCTTCTCTCTCAAAAGAGACTCTTTGGCACGGCGTTCGTCGTGGCGGGCATGGGTCAGCTCTTTGATGCGTTTTTGGGCACCTTGGGTGTATGACTCAATTTCGTCGTCTGTCGGGTCTTCTACTTCCCGATCAAGGGGGCGACGACCACGATCCTTTTCAGGGGTGTCATCGACAATCTCAATTTCGACATCATCATTGGTTTCAATCTCAACCTTCTGGTTCTTGTCGTCCTCAAGTTCATCGGGGAACTTGTATTGCTCTGCCATATTTGCTCCTTTAAGCGCGGGTTAGCCCACGAGGGTCTTGCACAACAGCGTCCACTTGGTCATCGTTGATGAGCCGGAACTCTTTTCCAAAAATCTTGAACCGTGTACCAGAATAGGTACGCACGAGTACGAAGTCACCTACCCCGCACCACGCGCCTGCGGGGAACTTGGTCTGGTCTTTGTACGCGTCTGGGCCAACCTTGAGCACAAACAGAACAGTTGTGGCATGTTCTTCTTGGCGCAGGGTGGATGTGGCTTTCACAAGATCAAGCTCTGTACCGTCAATCTTTTCAGAGATGTCGGGCACTGCACACAGCAGTTTCCAGCCTGTTGGCTCTGGCAGCATGGTGGCTTTTTCTTCGTTTGTTGCGTCATCTGCGGGTGCATCGACGGGCTGAATTGCTTCAGGCAGGGCATACTGCCCCGGTTCTAGAACGGTGTCATTCATCGGATTCTTCAACTTTCTGTGCAAGGTCAAGTAGATAACGCTCTGCAAGGGCTAGACCCTGAATAATCCCGCAAAGTTTTTGATACTCTTCAAAGTTGCGACATGCCCCACCAGCGCAGTCGTCTGCGTAGTTGTTCATGTCGGTGCGTAATTTTTCGCGCAATACGCGTGCGAATTCTGAAATCATTTAGTCGGCTTCTCCTTTGGTTGGTTGCGTTGCTGCATCTGCATTTGCTCGCGCTTTGTCTTTATGTCCCCAGCTTTTGCAAATGCAGTTATCTCGGCATTTTGTTTTTGTAGTTTGAGTTGGCCAGCCTTGTTCATGGCATCCACTTCCAACCGCTTGTTCTCAAGGCTGAGCTTGCCCTCGACTTCTTGTCTCTTGAGCTGCAATTCCTGCATCTTGATCTGCAACTCTTGCTGCTGCATCTGGATCAGCGGGTCTTGTTGCTGTTGCTGCGCTTGCTTCTGCGCAGTCATCGCTTGACTTTGCTGGAGCACTTGCTGTGCGGCTTGAGCCATCATTCCTGAGAGTTGTGTTTCCATCTCTGGCGGCAGCTTCTCATCTTCCGGTGGCAGGGGCATACCCAACTGCTGCTCAATCTTCTGACGGTAGGCAAAGCCAACGTGCTCGGCAACGTGGGCCATCATCGCCGCTTGAATCTGCGGAGCTTTGGGGTTCTGTCCGACCAACTCCATGACGATTGGGTCTTGCATCGCCATCATGTGCACTTGAATGTGTGACTGGTGATCTTGGTAGAAGAACGCTTTGAGTGGCTCCAAGCGCAGAGCGGCCATGTTCTCAGACACAGGGTCTTTCGGTTTCTGGTCGTCTGGCAGGGGCACGAGCTTGTCGGCATCCTTGATGCCCAACACCGCCAGCATCTGTCTGTGAAGCTGGGGCAAGTCGTAAATGTCTGGAGCCATCTGTGCCATCTGGATCACAGCTTGGTACTGCACAACCCGCTGACTCATGGTTGCTGCGTTGGGGTCGCTCACAGGGATGATGTCTACATGGTCGTAGTCAGCAGCCTTGGCTTTACGCGGTGCGTCGATGGGGTCGTAGTCGTACGAAGGGTCTGTGTAGTCGCGGATGATTGCGGCCAGCAGACGCAGTTCTTGTTTGAACGTGTAGTGCAGACGGGCTTGCACGGCACTCATGACTTTGAGCTGGCGCTCTAAAAGAGCCAGTGTGGTGCCCACGGGCGCTTGGGCAGACATGTCCGACACCTTCATGTCGGCAGTGGCGGCAAACCTGCGGCCTTCCTCCACAATCTTGTCCATCAACCCCGCCAGCACCATGCTTGGTTCTTTGTATGGCAGGGGCAGGATGCTGTCTCTCAGTGCACCCGAGCCAATATCTACGTCGCGCCATTCTCCGGGTGCGATTGGTGTGTCGTCACCTTTGATGCGCATGCCACGGGATTTGAGTCCCCCGGGGAGGTTTGAGAGAGTACCCGCGTCAATAAGCTGGCGCATGAGACTCGTGGCAGATTTGGCATACCCTCCAATGAGATGGAATAAGCCGAAGCCGTACGCTCCAAAACCCGGGATGTATTGATAGTGAACAAAGTGCTGTCGTTTAAGTTCAAGTGGATCTTTCTGTTCCCAGTTTCTACGGATGGCCAGAACATCGTTCGAGCCTTTTATTAGGGTAACTACGTATGGTCTTGTAATACCTGTCGGCTCGCCATCGTCGTCTTTAAGTTCGTCGCCTTTGAGCACCAAGTCAACATGGCACTCATACAGCGTGTAACGGTCGTCGTTCAGGTCAGAGAACCCAGTCTCTTTGTCTTTGGCTTTCTTGATGTTGTCTTGGTCTTTGCTGGGGTCAGGCAACTCAATGTCGCGGTAAAAACCTGCCTGTTGCAGCTTGATGATCTCGTTCTTGGTTTTGCGCATGACGTGCGTCAAGCGGTAGCAAGTGTCCAAGTCTGTCGTGCCGTACGGCAAGATGATATCTTCTGCCGGTATGAATATAGATACCTGACGGCCAATGTTGGGGTCGTAGTACACCTTCTTGAACGCCGAGCCAGTGGCTGGCAAGCTCCACAGCATGCGCTCATGCTCGGGGCGGAACTCACGCATCACCTCTGTCAACTCGTAGTTCATGTCTTCTTGGACACGTACAGCGGCTTCTTGCTTCTCAGGCGTTTCCTTGCCCAGAATTTTTGTACGCACCGGGCCTTGGGCTGGGAATGTCTCGGTGATGGTCTCTGACTGGAAGCGCACCACGGCTTCGGTAATCATGGGGTGGAACACGCCAGACGCTCCGTTCCACGGCTCCGTGCGCTCTTCGTACTGAAGGCCCAACAGTTTCAAACCTTCGGTGTAGGCTTTCTCCCAGTCCTTGCGCGAATTCCTATCCTGCTCAATGTCACCGGCCAAGTCACCGGCCATCGACATGATGTCATCTTCGTCCAGCGTGTCGGCCAAGTTCTCGTTGAACTTGTCATCTTCTCCGGGAACAATGCTCAGTTCCAAATCGCCAATTTCAATGTTGACCGCTTCTGGATCAACGATCTCGATCTCGATCTCAATTGGTTCTTCGTCTTGCGCCAGCTCCCCGATACCTTGGGGTTGTTGAAACAGGGCTTTATCTATATTGGTGGCCATCATTTATCCTCAGTAGTACGCCGCAGTTCGGCGTTTGAAAAATCGGGGTTCATCTGGCTCATCCGTGTCAATCCGAATGAAGCCGCCTTGTCTGACGCGCAGCAGTGCTTGGGTGGTCGTGTCCACATAGTCATCGTTCTCCCCCACAGGGAAAGCCGCGACTTCCTCAATCACTTCGCGTGCCCAGCGTGTGTCCGGTGCCCATACCAAGCCAGACGCAAACATGTCGGCCACGGCGTTGACACGCACCATCTTATCGTTTCCACGGCTGGGTGTAAATTCTTGTACAGGGATGCCCATCGCCCGAAGCTCTTGGATCAACGGGCCACCAGCGGCTTTCTTCTCCACGATGAACGCATCAGGCTCCCATTCCGTCCAGTGTTTGAATGCCGATTGTTTGAGTTCAGGGAACGGCATCCTGTCTTTGAACGCGTCCAGCAGTATGACCTGCGCTTTGCTATTCTCTTCCTCGTTGTAGAACACGCCCCACGTTGTGCATGCACTGTAGTCAGATGTGCTCTTTGTCTCGTGCGCCGTATCCCAGCTCTGGATGATGTACTCACAGTCAGGCGGTGTGTCGCTTGGCCAGATGCGCCAGTGCTTTCTGCTGATAATGGCAGCGGTGTCCGAGGTAGGCTGCTGCATGTACTGCGCGTTCCAGTACCGGGGATCCATTGAGGACTTGGCACTGAGCAACGCCTCCAGCGGCCACTGTTCTGGCCAGAGTGACTTCTCGTTATCCGTGTTCTCATTCAGTATGGCGGGCAGCTCCACAATCTCCCACTGAGGTGAGTCCGGGTTATTGACTTGATACTGGATAAGCCTGCCAGTCAAGTCCAGCGGCCCCCAACGTGTCATAACAACAATGATTCCTCCTCCCGGCATCAATCGCTGCAACGGGCCAGTCTGAAACCAAGACCATGCGGTGTCAAACGCTAGACGACTGTTTGCCTTTACATCCTGTTCCGAATGCGGATCATCAATAACGAAAAGGTCAGCGCCGCGTCCAGCAAGTGCACCACCGACACCGGCTGCGTAGTACTGCCCACCCGCTGCTGTGCTCCACTTACCTGCTGCTTTTTGGTCGTCTGCCACAAGTGTTTGAGGGAAGAGTTCATGATAGTTCTCATCGTTAATTAAGTTTCTGACTCTGCGCCCGAAGTCCTCAGACAGCGAGGCGGTGTGCGTTCCCATGATGATCTTCTTATTAGGGAAATTACCTAGAAAGAACGCGGGGAACAGGTAGGAGGAAAACTCCGACTTACCCATCCGTGGGGCAATGTTGATGATGACGCGCTTCTTTTTACCGTCAACTACATCCTGAAATATCTTGGCCAGCTTCCTGTGGTGTGGCCCAACCTTGAACCCGGGGTAAACGTGCTGGGCAAACTTAATCATGTCCGTGCGACCGGCCACCAGTTTGTAACGTTTTTCACGTTCCTCCAACACGTCCATCAACTCCACCTTCTCTCTTAGGGACATGGTAGGGAGGGCTTTTTGGATTGCCTGAATTTCAGTCGGGCTGAGCGTCAGGTTGCTGAGTTTCATTAGGTGGTTCGTTTATTTCAATGTCTTCCACAACGTCCATATCCTGCACGCCCATGAAGGCGGCAAGCTTGTCCTTGAGTTTCTTGTCGATCTCTTCGTCGGTCAGGTCTGTCTTCTTGACTTCGATCTTGTCGGTGAACAGCCCGACTTCCGTGACCTTGCCCAAGAGGCCCAAGGCTTTCAGTCGGATGTTGGCGTTGGGGGATTGGGTTTCCTCAAACAACTTGGCCACCGTGTACCCACGGAGTTCTTTGGCCATCTGTACAAATTCCCAGTCATATGCTGTCAACATGCCTGTAATGTGGCGCACAGCGGCGGGGGTCTTTAATTGGAGCAGTTTGGTTTTCTGTTCTTCAGAGTCTTGGTCGGCGATCACCACTTTGAAAGCGTCGCGGGCCGCGTGGGTCTGGGCTTCGTAACTTATCTGGTCATCCGGCGTGACACCCAGCTCATCCAGTAACTCTGCCGTGGCTATTTGCGCCGACAGTAAATCCGCTGACGATACAGCTGCAATACTTACAAAATCGTCCAGACCGGCGTCGTCTGGGGAAAACTGCACCAAATGCTCCAACATTTTTATAGCTGTGTTTTTTCACAGGGTTGTTGCGCGTTGGAGTGCAGTGTACACTTATTTCCAGCAGTTGCGCAAGCACTTGCTCTCTCCTCAGTTGTGACCCAACTGTTAACACCCCTCGTCAGCAATGTCGGGGGGTTTTTTTATAGGTGTTGCTGTCCAACGTTTGACAAAGGTTGTTTGGAATTTTTATAAAATTTATGGGGGGTACTAGATACTTAAAAAACGGGATTGGATACTTAAACAACTTAAGTATTACAGAAGTGCTGAGAATCGGAGGGGAATAGTGTTCACACAACGACGCATGCCTCGCTGACATATGGGGTCATGGGGGTACGGTGGGGTCTAAGGTATTCACATTTATCGTGTCAAGGGTATTGCCAAACCTGTTTGTGCTATAATAGATTTATCGATTGGGGGAACTCAGTCGTTCTGTCGCCCCGCCAGTTGCGGGGTTTTTCTTTTGGAGAGCTATCTATGAAACTCGCAACAGCAATCAATGCAAACACCTATCGTGCAATCGTTCCTACCCTGAAACTCGCAGACATCTCGTCTGCCAGTTTGCTCGACACCTTGCTTGCCAACGGTGTAGGCACACGCAAGGACGCTGTGCCTTATGTCGTGTTCTATGTGACGCAACTGCCCAAGGTCACACGCAAGCCTTACGAGGGTCAGCGTGGTTGGACATTCGGGCGAGGTACTGCCGAGCAAAGACGCACCGATAGGATTCTCGACAACATCTTTGTGGATGTCGAGGCAGACGCAAAGAAACCAAAGACAAGCAAGAAGAAGGACAAGGTAACCAAGCTTGTGACAGCGTATCAGGCAATGACTGCGGCTGAGAAGCGTCGCTTCTTGGCTTCAATCTGAAACTGGCAGACATCTTGTCTGCGAGTTTTTTCAAAGCGGTGTGGATGTCTCGTCCCACCGCTGTTCTTTTCTTTGTCAATCAACTTAACTGGAAAGCATCATGACTAAAGCTCAACTCAAAGAAATCCGTCAAATCCTTGCGCACGAATACCGCATGGCTATTGCCTGCAAGCGCACATTCTCTCCCGTCTGGTATCTGTTTGTCTGAAAGGAAGCCCAATGAAACCCGCAATCAAAGCCAAACTCAGCGCCCTCAAGGCGCAACTCAAAGCCGATGAGGAACTCAGGCGCAAAGACCCAAGGCGTGCCGAAGCCTTGCGACAGGCAAGGTGGGACTGGTATGTCTGGGAAGAAGACTGGCAAAAAGTAAAGGCTCAATGCACACAACTCAAACTCCTCTGACAACAGGCAAACTGGCAGACACGATGTCTGCCAGTTCAAAAAATAACAAAAAGCTGCATGAACATACAGTAACTAATCCTTCTACTGTGTTTATATACAGTAGTGGGTATCATACCCACCATTCTGCGCAACTGGACACACTACTGGGTGCGCAATTCTTCCAGCGTTGGCGGGGCTTCAAGCAATGTCCAGCCCACAATACCTATATATATATAAGAGATTAAAAGATAGATATATATATATACGGGCAAGTGGGTGTGGTTTGCTTTGAAAAAAAGAAAAAAGGTTTGTGTTCTCTGGAAACTGGGTAGGTATGTGGGGATGGTGCTCTACAATCCTCGATGTTTACTGGTAAAACACCGCACCCACTAGAGTGTCCAAGTACGCAAAATGGTGGGTATCGTCGAGCAACAAGTGGGTATCTCCCACTAAAAGGAAAGGTCTTTCTCATGCAAAAGGACTACAAAAAATGTGCCAAATGTGGGGCAGACAAGCCCCTTGCACAATTCAAACGCCGACTATCTCGTGCCCAAATGCAAGCACGGGGTATGAAAGGTGAGGTACTCATGACCATCAGCTCAAAGAACTGCAAGGACTGCCAACCCAAGCGCACACCCCCACGCAAGCAGACACCCAAGCAACTGCACAACATGATGGTGAGTGGTGACATAAGCGAAGTGAAAGCAAAGCTGATACTGGACGAACGCAAACGCATGGCGCGGCTCATCATGAGCAAGGCGAGATACGAAGCGTGGGTTGACCAATGGCGCAGACAACTCAAAGAAACCCTTGCACCAATGACATATGAAATCAGAAAGATAAATGCACAGCTACGCTACGCCCATGAAGCGGGCAACGATGTGTATGCAGGGTTGTTGGATAAGTATGTGCGGGTGCTGAAGAAAGAGATGGGGCGCATCATGCTCGACTTTGAGGCAGACCCGCACAAGTACAAAAGGATTAAGAAAGATTGGTGGGACTTGGTGTCCGACTTCGGAGTCGAGTCCTTGCGTGACAGGTGGATGAGCATAGGAAAGGAGGAGAAGGAACGCATGAAAGTGCCCGAGCTACTGGCTCGGCGTAAGTAACTGGCAGACATGGTGTCTGCTAGTTTGTACAAACAACTTTGGGAGAGAAGAATGATTAAAGACATAGACGCACGCACCGCACAACTGGTGTGGGAGATTCTCAACGCCGCCCTGTACGACCTGACAAAGGGCAACAAGGACGATGGCATAGCCGCCATTGAAGAAGCAATCAGAACTATTGAGGGAGAAGCAGAATGAAAGTAACAAGAGAACAACTGGTCGCATGGCTGGGAAGTGATGTGACTATGGACACGCTGGTGTCCATGCTGTTGGAAATTGCCAATGGCGAATACGAACCTGATGCTTTGCAACAGGATGTTTGGTGTTATCAAGGAGAAGCAGAATGAAATTGAAAAGCTATGAACGCATTGCCTTGCGTACAGACAGACTCAATGACGATTCAGTCGTTATCAAGTTTGATGTGTACAGCGACGCGCACCACGAAGTCACAAAAGACATCGGCTATGTACACATACGCCAAGAACTGGGGTTCTTCAATATGGTTGTCTTTGATTGTGAGGGCAACATGTTGAGTAAAGTAAATGTGCCATTTAAATTCAGGGAGTTAGAAGAATGAAATACACACCCAAGGAAAGACTAACAACATGACCAACCTCACCTTTGTACTTGTGTACACAGCCGCACTCGTAGTCCTCCTCCTCGACCTATTCGCATGGCGCATAGCGTAGGGAACACTCATACCTCTTTTTCGTAGAAAAACTCGCAGACATGGTGTCTGCCAGTTGCGTCGTTGGTGCGCTTCACCAACATTTTAAAAAGGAAAGCAATCATGAATCAAATCACTCAACCAGAAACACAAGCGTTGGAACAAGCAACACAGCTCACCCCCGAGGTAGCCCCAACGCCTCAGCCCAAGCCAACTCTCATACACACACTACTGCACGCTATCAATGAGCACATTGATACCCAAGTCAACGAGAAGGTCAGCGCCGTGCTCGAAGCTCATAGTGCTGTGAAGTACATCGACGAGTCGTTCAGGGAGGCAATCAAAGACATCACAGAAGAATCAATAGATGAACACAACGACACAGAGGAACACCTGACGCAAGACAGCGTTAGAGAAATCGTCGACGACATCATCACAGAGCAAGTACGCAGAGAAATTCGTGACACAGACATCAGCGACCAGATACACGACGCAATCACAGACTATGACTTCGATGACAAGTTTGATGCGTACGATGTTGACGACAAGATAGAGATGTACTTGGACAGCAACGACTATCCTGACGCAAGCCGTGTGGAGGAGATGATTATTGAAACTATGGAAGAGATACTTGACAAGAAACTGAAGGAGGCATTGAACAAAGTGATAGACGAGTATGTTGAGAAAGCAATACACAAAGAAATGGAGGAATGGAATGTGCGCGTTGTGTGGGACAGAAACCGTGGAATTTGAAGACCTATCACAACAAGCAAAGGACAACGCCATACGCCTGTATGGCGAACCGCCTGATGATTGGTACGAGTGTGTGTACGAACGCTTCAAAGAAGAGGGCTTCGCTAAAGGTTTCAGCATTGATGAAATTCAATTCAGCGGGTTTTCTTCTCAAGGCGATGGTGCTTCGTGGACAGGGTGTGTACAACTCATGCCGTTCATTGAGCACTTCGTCACACACGAACATCCTGAGTTCTCAAGGTACACAGTACTGGTCGAGCTTATACGCAATCAATGGGTAGAACCAACGATGGGCGTGCAACGCAGGTCGTTCTACTACAACCACTCAGGGTCGATGAGCTACGACGGCATCAAGTGCTTTGCATCTCTGGGTGAGGACAACGGCGATTTACTTGAGCACGGCATCTTGCAAGGTGCGTTGGTGCATGAGTTAGACCAAGCAATCGACACCGAACGCTTGGTATGCGAGCTTGAAGAGTTTGCGATTAGTCGGGCAAAAGAATACGCCGATGAAATCTATGACGCTTTGAGGCAGGAGTATGAGGGCTACACGAGTGAGGAAGCATTCAAAGACCTCATATACATCAATGGCTGGAGATTCAACAACAAAGGGGAGATAGAAGATGGGATACAGGTCACAAGTAGCGTATGTCATACGCTTTGATACAACAGACCAGCGAGACACATTCGTTGAGTTAGTCAAGCATCGCAACGATGAGCATTGGACAAATGCAATTAATGAGTGCGAAGTGCGGTACGAAGAACCAATCATCACATTTGAAGCAGAGGATGTGAAGTGGTACGACAGCTACGATGATGTGAAAGCACACCATGCAATGCTAGATTGGGCAGTCGAGCTTTACAAAGAAGCAAGCTGGCGAAGAGTACAAGTGGGTGAGGATGGTGCAGAAGAAATACATGAGAGTCCCGACGACAACAACTACATGCTCTGGGACTACATCTACGCATCGCACTCAGTCAACACCGAATTCCCCGCAATCAAATCAACAACACAGGAGTAAGCAACATGTTTGGAAACACAACAAGACACATATCTTGGGTACGCAACTACACTGAAGCAACATCAGTGTTCAACAAGCGCGGCGCAGTACGCAGTAAGAAGTGGGCAGAGAACGAACGCCCATTGTACAAGACCTACCACCACTACCGCGTGGTCAAGCACCCCGAGTATTACGATGTCGTTCTGTACAACACAGTGATGGCAAGGTACTACGAACCCACGATGGTCGACGGCAAGAAACATGAACGCCGCTTGTACATGGGTGACAACTTAATTACCAGCAGAGACTTTATGTACCATGTCCTTGGCGTATCAAGAAGTCACACAACAGAGCTTGCTGATGGCACGAAAGTGGTGGCACCCATCTACAACAGGTCATCCTTACACAACGACGGCGTTAGCTTCAGCGCTGACTTCATATTCGTTGATGGGTTCCTCGACCCCGCGCATTCAGTCCACACACCACATTACAGAATGGTGTCGGGCAACGATGACAAGGCGGCACGCGCAGAGATACTCAAGCGGTTCGATAACTTCATCATGCTTGCACAGATGCGACTGCCTGAGTTTGTTGCAAGCGCAGAGCTGAGCAACGGCAAAGGTCGTCCGTGGGGCAGCGGTATGCAGACATACCACTATCGTGAAGCAGTCGAGGCAATAGCGCACTACGACCCACCACCGCAATCAATGGTTGATGATTTCTTTGAGATGTGTCAAGACGCGGTGAATGTGTTGGCATCCAAGCGTGCATACGACCAAAAGGGCTTCACGCTTGACTACGCATGGAGAAATAACCAGAACGACAGCATCGACAAACTGGACAAGCCCATCACCGCAGAAGACCTACGCAAAACGGTGTCGACCCGCATCCTCAAGGCGCTGGACTTGGACAAGAAGTCGGTCAAGCAGACTATTCCACAATTTGTTGTGGAGAAAGATTACCCGCGCAGTAATGTGCACTGGTAAAAACCCCTAGCAATCTAAGCCTGTCAAACCTTTGACAGGCATGCTAGAATTGTACAAACACTAAACAGGAGAAGCAAATGACTTTCGAGAAGATGACCCTCAACCAACGGGTTCAGGCGTGCAACATCGACTGCATGCGTGACCATCGGTTTGCATTGCTCAGCGGTGTGATATGTATGGGCAAGTCTGAGGTATCAGACAAGGTGCCTACCGCATCCACTAACGGGCGTGACAAGAAGTACGGTTCTACTTTCATCGCGCCACTCAACCGCAAGCAACTGCGCTACCTAGTACTGCATGAGAACTTCCATGTTGCACTCAAGCATTGTGTGTTGTATCGTGCAGAGATTAAGCGCATGCCTAAGCTCAGCAACATCGCGCAGGACTATGTGGTCAACGCACTCATCGAAGAGCTTGACCCCAACTTCACATTCGTTGAACGCCCCACACAAACGCTACTGATTGACCGCAAGTACTTCGGCTGGTCTTTCCCTCAGGTACTCAACGACCTCATCAAACAAGGACGCAAGGAACCCGAGGATGGCGAGGGCGGCAACAGCGATGACCACGGATACGATGAACCCATCGATGCACATGAGGATGGCGAGTTTGCCGATGATGAGAAAGAAAAGCTGGGCAAACAGATTGACGATGCCAATCGTCAAGGCGAGATGCTTGCTCGTAAGTTGGCGGGCAAAGGTGGTGGCGGGCGTGACATCTTCGGTCATGCCAAGGAACGCATGACTAACTGGATACCATCCATGCAAGACTGGCTTGTGTCTGTGTGTAGTGGTGACGAGAACTCACGCTTCTGTCCTCCCAACAAACGACTGCTTGCGTCTGGCTTCATCATGCCCTCACACTTCAACGAGACAGTCGGTGAGCTTATCCTTGCACCTGATACATCAGGCTCTATGTATCCGCACTATCGTCTGCTCTTTGGTGAGATTGCTCGTATGCTCTCGCAAGTAAAACCCGAGGCTGTTCGTATCTTGTGGTGGGACAACGAAGTGTGCGGTGACCAAGTGTTCAAGCCTGCTGACTATGAGCAGATTGCATCTCTCTTGAAACCTCAAGGCGGTGGTGGCACAACTCCACAAGTTGTTGTCGACTACATTCGTGAGCACAAGATAGATGCCAAAGCAATCGTGTGGCTAACCGATGGATACCTCGGTTGCGATACGCCTAGCACCCCGATGCCGTCTCTGTGGGGTGTGGTGGACAACGACTCGTTCGTTCCCACTCACGGCAAGGTCTTGCATATCAATCTTTAATAAACACAAAGGAAAGTAATCATGGATAAATACCTCTCTTCTTCTCAAGTCATTGACCTCATCTCTGCTGTGGGTCACAAGCGTACCGTCATCGTCGAGGGCGAGAACGGTATCGGCAAGACTGCGTTGTTCCATCAACTCAAGCGTCTGCCTAAGTTTGCCAATCACATTGCCGTTGACCCCATCGACTGCACTCAGTTGTCCGATGGTTCAGTGTGGATGCCTGACCTTGACCGTGAGAACGGCGTGTCGCGTGAGCTTCCCAATGAACGCTTCGGTGTATCCAAGACTAATCAGCGCGGCGTTAACGGTGGCAAACCTATCATGGCGTTCTTAGATGAGATAGCCAAGGCACCGCAGTTCATCAAGAATGTTCTTGCGCCTATCGTCTACGAGCAACGCGTTGGCAACTATCACTTCGTCGAGGGTAGCGTTGTCTTTGCCGCTACCAATCTTTCGGTCGAAGGTCTTGGCGATTCCATCCAAGCTCACCTACGCAATCGTCTTGTGTTCGTCAAGATGCGCAAGCCGACTGCGGTCGAGTGGGTGCGTTGGGCTACCGATGCGGGTATCAATCCTATGGTCATCGCATTCGTTGACAACAACCCAATGGTCATGGACTCGTTCCTCGACTACGAGAAGGGTGGCAAGTTTGAGGGTAAGACGCTGTCCAAAGACAACGCACACATCTTCAATCCCAAGTCCACACAACTTGCGTATGCAACGCCTCGTTCCCTCGTTGCCGCTGGTGACATCTTGGACGAGGGCATGCACACACTCGACGACGACACACTCGAGCATGCACTTATCGGTACTGTCGGTGTCGTTACTGCCGAGGCAATGGCATCGTTCGTTCGCTTCGGTCGTGACATCTGTGACTATGCGCGTGTTATCGCTGACCCTGCCAAGGCACCGATGTCTGACAACCCAACCGCGCAGTTGATTCAAGTCTTCCAGTTTGTATCTCGTGCACAGACACGCGAAGAAGCTGAGGCAGTCACTGAGTATGTGTGGCGTATGCGTGCAGAGATGCAGTCAATCTTCTGCAACACCGTCGCTACATCTCAGCGTGTAGGTGTGTTCGCAACCATTGCCAACTTCGGCAAGATGTTGTCCGAGCACAAAATTTATTT